CCCCTTTTTTTGCACAACTTTGTGAAATTCCTAGGGAATTACACGGTGAAATACACCACCGCGTTTCTAGGCGCCTGAAATCATTTAACACTAGATGGAGAAAAATGGGCCGTCACAAGGCTACGGTTATCAAGGGAATCAGCACATCGGGGAACAGGATAAACGTACAGATCCCAGATGTTATTTTAAAAGAGATGGATCCTGGCAAAATTTCCAAGCTGGCAGTAGACGAGCACATAAGGGCAATTCGGGAATTACTCTGGCAGGGCAAGGATGCCCGTGGCGTCAAGCTGAAGATCAAGAGATCAACGGAGCTGCGCCGCGAAAAAAACACAAAACCCCCAGATAAGCCCTACGGGAAACGGGCCACGCAGAAACAGAAAGAACGCGCAGCCATAAGGGCTGCGAAAAATGCAGAAAGGGTCAAGGCTGGGAAAAAACCGCTGAAGGCCAGGAAAAGCACGCGGAAAAAAGCTGCCAAGTCTGCATTTGCCAAGCGATATCCAGACCCAGGGCACCCTAAAAGTTTAAACAACAAAATAGGCTTTGTCGATTCTGGTAGCCTTGTCGATAGTATGCATGCGGTTGTTGATCAAAGCCAGCCGACCAAGGCCTGGATAGACATTCATCCAAGCCGCATCAAGGTTATCAACATCATGAAAAAAGGCGCCTATTGCAAAGGTGGAAAACAGTATTTTCCACTTGGCGTCATTGAGTCTGAGCTAGATACAGCGACGCGAAAAACATTGGAAAAACAGGCAAGGGAACTGTGAAACATCTACTGAAAGAATTAGCAGCTGTCACATTTTATAACCTGGCCGTGTTTTGCAATGAAGTGTCAAAGCTACTCAACACAGATCCCGCAGAAACAAAAATATTAGAAACAACAACAAGTGAATTCGTTTCGGACTTAACCGAACAGTTCGAAAATTCCATTTTGAAACGAGGCGAAAACTAATGCTGTTTACTCCGGTTCAGGATTTTCTTGTTGTTTGTTTGGACCCGGAAACAGAAGAATCAGACGGCGGAATATTTATCCCCGAGGAAAACCGCGTCAGATCTGTTTGGGGCACAGTGCTTGCCAATGGCCCTGGCCGCGTTTCAAAAAAAGGCGCATTTATTCCAACAACACTGGGGCCAGATGACAGAGTATGTATTCCCTGGAAGTCCGGCCAAGACCTCTTTGCAGATGGCGCAGAGTGGAAAATTGTTCGCGAGTCTGACGTGATGGCGATAGAGGACAATGGAAAAACGCGGTAGAGGCAGGCCGCCCATGCCCAAAACGCGGGTTGGCAGCGTATTCCCGCGAAAACATGGCCCAGGCTGGCAGGTCTCATATTATGTAGACGGGAAAAAGAAACAGTCATACAGGGAAGATGAAGAATCTGCGCGCAATTTGGCGGCAGAACTAGAACGCAAGTTTGCAGGCGAAAACGCAAACGACCAACCCACAGCAATCGACACTCAGCAAGACGGCACACAGGCCACACACTGGCTGCAAATGCTTTGGCACCTGGCACAAAAGGTCAAAGCCCAGCCGGCACTGGATGAGCACCAAAGGGCATTGAAGGCCATCAGTGCTGCTGCACAGGCAGCCAAGCAATATCTTGACATTGGCGAGATAGAGAAAAAGCTGGCTTACGAAACAGAGTGGAGGGAAAGATTGCAAAAACAGCAAAACTATGGCGCAGATTCGAAAGTTACAAGGATCCATCCACTGGCTGGAAAATAACCGCCTTGGTAATGAGTATGACATAGCCATAAGACTAAGATGCAAAGAAACTGGCGAGTATTCGAGGATATTCGGCGGACGCTGGAACAAGTGGGAAAAAAGGTATCTATCAGATGAGGAAATAGCCCATCAGATAGAAACGGCGCCGCATGACCTGGCAAGGGAACGCGCCAAGTTGAGAGTGCATACGCTAGATGTACACAGGCGCCAATTCAAATTTATAATGGACTTTGAGTCCAGGCTGATCATGGTCATATCTGGTCGGCGCGGTGGAAAGTCACGCGGATCTGGATACAAGGGTCTGGTTAACCTTGTTGAGAAACCAGGGATAGGTGGGCAGATAGTTTGCCCATCATTTCCAAAATCCAAAATTATGTGGGCCTATATGTTGAAAGGCCTTCCATATGAATGGATAGACTACATAAACACAACCGAAAAATTCATTAGGCTACACAATGGAGCAAGTGTGCAGTTCATGTCTGCACACAAACCAGATAGCTTGATAGGTGAGGGCATAGGCTGGCAGGCCTTTGATGAAAGCCAAAGCATATCAGATCAGGCTATTGAGTTGGCCATGCCAGCCCTGTCAGACGGCGGTGAAGAATTCCAGGTCTGGCACACAGGAACACCAAGGCTTGGCGTATTCAGAACGCGGTGTGAGCGTTTCAGGGTAGAGGGCAAAGCACAATTCTATAGGTTTCCTTCGGAAGAAAACCCATTTATTGAAACTGGAGAAGGAACAGCATTTGCCCTGGCCAAGTCAATTATGGATCCCGGCAGATATGCCAGAGAAATTCAGGCAAAGTGGGAGTCAGAAGAAGGCCTAGTTTACTACCTATTTGACAGGGAAACCCATTGTGAAAGCTGGCCAAAAGCAAAATCGGCGGGCTGGGCCAAGGATATCACCAAGGAATTCATGTTAGCCGAATTGGACTATGAATGCGATTTTGTCATTGGTGTTGACTATGGCACCAATAGAAATTTTGCAACGGTTTTGAAAGTGGTAGAGGTCAATGGGAAAACCGGCGTGTTTGCCATTGATGAAATTGCACTTCACAGGGACAGCGACGTGCACACACTTGGCACCATGTTGAACAACCGAGGATATAGTGGTGCCGCTGTTTTTGATGATGCAACGGGACAACACTCAAAGGGTGGTCCAAGCGCATCAAAACGTCTTGAAAAATTAGGCTTTGAAATGTTTCACAGGCGGAAAAACCCGCCAGTGATGGCCAGAATTGACGCAATTAACGGGCTAATGCGAAACGCAGACGGCGCGCCACGGTTTTTTGTTGATGCCGACAAGTGCCCAGAGCTGTGTCTGGCACTTGAAAACCAAGAGCTGGTTAACGGAAAACCGGACAAGTCCGCAGATCTTGATCACATGCCTGATAGTGCTGGCTACCCAATATTTGCACTATTCAAGCCAACGATAGGATTCGAGCAAATGGAACAAAGGGCTGCATAATGGCACTATCTGTTGCCTATGACATACCCGAAAACGATGTTATCTATCCGCGAACGCGCATAGAAGAAATCGTACTAGAAACAAAGCTCCGCAGTGTCAAAGACTTTGTTGACGTTGCCCGAGATCTTATTACCTTTTCGGAAACAAACGGAGAGAAAACCAGGCGCGACAGAATAGCGCGGCGAAGATCTATACTGTGGGACAGCTGGCAATATCTACTCAGGGAAGACCTGAAAAATAGGCTATCATGGTCCATATATCAGGCTGTTTGTGGATCCACGGGCAACCTTGTAGACATCTCAAGGAACCCATGCCGCGACATATGGCAAGAGATGGCCACCCTGTACCGCTCCCATGCGCGCAGATTCACAGAACCGCCAGAGAGTGGTCAAAAATATATTGATCTAACCAACGGCACCAAGTTTGGGACATTTTGGCAGACAGTTGAAACGGCACTGCAGGCATTCAACGATGTTGTTGTCTGGCCCACTATTATTGAACGCAACGGAAAAAAGGTTGTGCGTCACAGGTGGACGGCTGGCGATGCTGTTTGTGTTTCATTTTCAAATTCAGACACAAGTGAACCAGAGTCTGTTTTGCTTATTGATGAATTCACAACGATAGAGGGTGAAGACAAAACCCACTATCATTTTTGGACAGATAACTGGCGTGGTCTATTTGATGAAAAACATAGACGGCTTGATCCTGCAACGGGCATTGAGATACCAGATGATGCAGAAGGTTGGGAAAACCCCATTGGGGAATTGCCATTTGTATTCATTCATAAAAGCCCACATCATCCACATTTCTGGGACCAGTCAACCGGGGAAGACTTAATTCAGCTCACATTGAAAACTGGTCGGCAGCAGACATACATGAATTACCTTTTGAAGATGTCCAGCCATAAGCAGCTTGTTGTTGCAGGTGAAGACATTCCTAAGGTTGAAAGCCAGCTATTAGATCCTGGCGCCATTGTAAAAATACGCGCAGCAACTCCCAGCTTTCAGCTTGTTGACTGGCAGGTGGACTTTACAAAGCTGCAGTCTGTTATTGACGCAGATGAGATCCGCGCCGCTGCTAGCCGAGGCATTAATGCTGAAAAGTTACGTAAAACGTCATATCAGACAAGTAGTGTAGCGGAGCTGTCAGAGCGGGGCCTTGTTGAACGTCGTGAAAGAAATGAAGAGATATTCAAAGAGGCTGAAGCGGAATATTATAGGAAATTTTGCTTGATAGCAAAGATGCACAATATTCCAAATGCGCCAGATCCAAACGTGCAGCTTGAAGTTATCCATGCCCCGATAACATACCCGACAGATCCGATGGCAAACCTTGAATTTGCCAAACAAAAAGCCAGCGTTGGGGCCAGCTCATTGCTTGACTTGATCTTGCAAGACCATCCAACGTGGAGCGAGGACAGGGCACTTGACTATCTAACGCGCAACATTGAGCAATTATCAGAAATTCAAAATATAAAGTCTGCAAGGAATATTCCTGCAGATCTTTCTAATGAATCCATGACAGCCGAGCAAAATGGTGCCATGGGCCCCGTGGTTAGGGACAGCAAACCAACAGAGCCAGGCGCTGAATAAGCCTGGAATAAAGGAAAACTCAAATGGACGATGCAGTCTATCCGGAAACCGAGCAACCGGAAAAACAAACTGGCTCGCAAAACGAGGCTGTAGAAAATGAAGTAATGACCAAGGCAGAAGCGGAAGCATACGCCAAGCAAGTTGCCGAAGAATTTGCTTTAAAAAAATTGCGTGGATCTGGAAAAAGGATCAAACAGCTAGAAGCCGAGCTTGAAAAAATTGCGGAAGAAAAACGCTTGGAAGAAAGATCCAAGATGGAAGAACAGGGAAAATTCAAAGAATTGAATGAAACAATTTCCCAAGAGCGCAACCAATTCAAGGAAAAGGCAGAGGGCCTAGCGGCCAAGCTGGCAGAGTATGAGGAAAGAGAAAAAGCCCGCATTGAAAGAATTGAAGCGGGCAACGCTGAAATGATGGAAAAACTTCCAGAGCATATCAGGGACCTTGTACCAGCAAACCTAGACCCGGAATCCAAAAAAGACCACATTGCCAAGCTAATTTCCACAATGGGACAGGCTGAGCACAAAGGCAATGATGGCTTTTTATCTGGCGCAATACGTCCACCGCAGCCGGCGCAAAATTTGACGCCAGAGCAAAGGAAAGAGCAGCTCATCAAAAGATCTTTCGAGCACATGATGGGCAAAAAAGGAAAAGGCAAATGAAAAAAACAACAGTCAATATCGGGGAAAAATCCATAACAACGGGACATGACTGGACCCGAAAAGATCGCACGGCACTGGCCAACAAGGAACCAGGCAAACGATATAGGCATGTCTGGCAAGCCAATGTTGAATTAAAAAAAATGATGGGATGGGTTGTTGATGAAACACAAACAAGCAACCTGCCTGGCCATGTTGTGATGTACATGCCTGAAGAAATGGCAATTTCCAGAAATGAATTTTTCCTTGAAAAGGACAGAATCAACCGGGAGTCATCCATTGTAGATGGACACCCCCACATCAAAAACCATTCAAAGAGGTAGAAAATGGGACAAGCAGAAAACAGGAAGGGTTTTTTCCCTGCAGATCCTGAGGCCCGTATGAACTATTACCCTATTGCCGCGTCACAAACCCTTGCGGCTGGCGACGCAGTTATTCTCACAAGCAACCTTGTTGACGTTGCACTTGATTCCAGTGCAGCACTGCTGGGCGTTATAGCACGCGACTGTTCCGGCCTGGCTGCCAGTACAATGGTCCCGGTCTGGGACGATCCCGACACCGTTTTTATTGGCACTGCCAATGCAGATTCAAGTGGTGTTGGCGCCGGAGATGAGGTTGATCTCGTTGGTACAACCGGAATCATGCAAATTGATGAAGATGCGAGCAGCACTGACGTTTTCAAGTTGATCGCAGCCCTTCCAGATGACGCGCCAGCAACGGCAAATTGCCGCTGGAAATTCAAAATCAACAAGCACCTCTTGGCGCAAATTGACTAGAAAGAGGTAACAATATGTCAATGATCGAAGCAAATTTTTCCAACGTTTATGACAAAAACGTTGAAGAGCACATCTTCGAATCTTTCGAAGCAGTGCCACTTCCCTACCAGCTGTATTTCAACCTTGAAACGGCGGACAAGCCAACCAAAAAGTATGCTGTTTATGCTGGACTTGGCACCATGGACCAAAAAGCCGAGGGTGATGTTTACCCGTCGGATGATGCCCTTCAGCAGTACAGCTATGAGTTGACCATGGTTTCCTATGGCAAGTCCTTTGCCGTGACTAAGGAAATGGAAGAGGATGACATGGTTGGCGTTGTGGCCGACACTGCCGCAGATCTCGGTCGCGCCGCAGCTGAACGGCTTGCCATCAACCACGCATCCATTCTCAACACTGGTTTCACCACCACGTATGGTGACGAAAAGGCCCTTTTGGCCCTTGACCACCCGCTTGTTTCCGGAACGGAACAAAATGAATTGACTGTCTCCAGTGACCTGTCTGTGTCCTCCCTGACGGAATGCATGTACACCATGATGCGAACCGTTGATCACCGTGGCCGCGTTTCTCCTCTTCGCCCTGTGCGAATGATTGTGCCGCCCGAACTAGAAAAAACCGCCAGCCAGATCATTGGTTCAGATCTCGAATACGGCACCACTGACAACCAAGTGAACTGGTTCAAGAACAAAATGGAGCTGGTCACAGATCCATGGCTAACCGACGATGACGCATTTTTCCTTCAAGCCATGAATCACGGCCTTGTGTCTGTCGTGCGGCGCCCGTTTGTTACCGGTTCCTATGTCGACGGACCAACAGGGAACATGGTTTACACTGCGGACATGCGTTTTGCAGCTGGCGCCAAAATTTGGCGTGGTATTTTCGGTTCCCCTGGAGCATAAGCCGATCTGGGTTTTTGCTTTTTCTTTCCTGGATCGTTTTAGCCAGGCCCTGAAGTTTGGGGCCTGGCATTTTCGGAGAAACAATGTATACGAAAGATAATATTTCAACAGATGGCACTGTCACAGCCACTGGCGCTGTTAGCGGCGCTGCACTGTCCGTCGACTCTGTGACCTCTGCCGGCGCAATCTCTGGCACAACTGGCACGTTCAGTGGTGACGTTTCCGCGTCTGGCGGCTTTGAGTGTCGGTTTTCGTTTTCTCAGGCTGATTGCGCAGAATCGCAATCTGCGGTTGCACTGGCTGTCAATTCTGCGGGCGATGCTGCAATTCTCGGTTTTCCAACGGACAAGCCTGGCTCAATAACCGGTATTGCCGTATGGGCCGAGTCTGCAAGAACGGCTGGTACCTGCACTGTTGATGCAACGGTTGATGGCAGTGTCACTGGCCTTCAGGCTGTTTTGGATGATACAGACACGCAGATTGCATTTGGCAGGCAAGACAAAGACACAGACACGTTTACAGCCGGCCAGCTAATTGGCGTGAAAGTAACCACAAGCGCAGACTGGGACACCGCCTCTGCAACGCCATCTCTGCATTGTGTTGTCACCATCGAAGCATAAGGGGATAACCCATGGCTGAATTCACGGAAGTATTGGGTCAGGCAAAATTTATTCAAGACCTGTCAGACCAGGCCACGGCGCAGGAGCCACCGAGCACAACATCTGATGGCGTCGCCATTCCAGATGGGCGCGGCAATGTTTTAAAAACCCAGGTCGCCGTATATTCTGCGGCTGACTCTGGCACAAGATCTCACCATGTTCGCGTGTTTGGCCTCATTGAAGATGCGGAAACAGCTGCAGGCGCAGCCGTTACGGTTGACAAATGGTTCATGCTCGAAGACCTCACGGAAAAAACAGACACAGACGTTAGGCAAACAGCCGGAGACTTCGGCGTGTGTTATCAGATCAACGTGGGCAGAGTATTCAACAGGGTGGCAACCAAGCTGGCAGCATTGCCAGGCGGAACAAACCCGGTTGTTGATACATTCATTGGATTCAGCTAATGGCGGTTAGGCCTGAATTGATCAAAGATCAAGCCGGCCAGTCTTTGGTTTTTGAATCGCTGGAAGGCCGGCCAACGAGCACGCCAGAGGTTGGCACTAAGACCAAACACGGCGTTGAACTATCTGCCGCAGCTGACACGAATGTGACGATAGACAATGTTAGCACTACAATTTCCGCGTCTGCGTCAATCGGCGACGAGTCTGTTACTGTTGCAGACGAAACGGGCATATCTGTTGGTTCAACATATTTGATCACAAATTCCCTGGGCCAGTCTGAAAGGGTGCGCGTAGTCGGCGTTAACTCATCCACAAAAGAAATTCTTTTGGATGAGCCAATAGAGTATGACTACGCAAATTCTGATACATTTGTTGGGACCCGTTTCTATTATGCCTTGCAGACGGCAGATATAGACACGCTAAGGGATACCAACGTTGCCACCGCCACATATGCAACAGACAGCGGCAACTATACCGTTACGCAGGTTTTTGATGTTGTGCTGCACCCATTGGTGAATCCGCTTTCAGTTGCCGGGATCAAGCGCCGTTGGCCAGATCTTATGCGCCAAGAATTTGAAGAACAACAAGGCGAAGATTATAGGCGGCAAAGAGGTCTGGCATGGGAGCAAATAAAAAGGGAGCTAAGGCATTTGGGGAAAAGGCCTGCCCTTGTTGTTAGCCCGGAAGATCTGGAAGACTGGGCTTACTGGGAGCTGGCGCTTTTGCTTCAGGAGTCTGGCACCAAAATCATGCGCAACCTTGATCAGGCTGAAGCGCTTGATCGCATTGAAAGCAGAATTGACGAGTCAAAGGAAACGGCAATAGCCACCCTTAGCTGGCATGACACAGATCAAGACGAGTCATCTTCTGCAGACGAAACAGACAACAGAGTTCTGGACTTGGTGAGATAATGTCTACCAATGCGCATAGGGTGGCAGACAATATAGCGTGGAACCTTCAGATCATGGTGCCAACTCTGGCAAACAGAAAGCGCTTTAGGCAATATGATCCATGGGACCTAGAGCCAGGCGACCAGAGCGGGGAAATTCGCGCATTCTATGTTGAATGGTCTGGCTCTTCAGAAGATGTGGAGCCAACAGATCTTTTTGATCGCGTTTCTGATCATGAATATGAGATCAGGATAAAATACCCAACAATAGATTCAAGCTATCAAAACCTGCAGCGGGTTATTCTGCAAGACAGGCATGATATAAACAACACACTGAGAAACCCAGACCTATGGGTTGGATATTCAAAAACACAAACCACAGCTGACATTGGCCTATGGAATAGAAAAAGGATAGGTGACGAGATCGTCAGAGATGATGACTCTTGGGAATTTGTTAGTAGATGGCTGTGTGTTATTCAAGAGGTAGAATAAAATGCCAGGACCAAGTGCAATTAGAGAACTGCGCTATAAAGCCGGATCGTCAATAACGTCCGCCTTTACAGATCTGGACCAGGCCGCTTGGGCGCCTGGTACTGCAACAAAATTGAGAATCACTGGCTTTGATGCCAGCGGTTTGACATATGAAGCGGCTGAAGATGCAACACTTCAAGATCGCATGTATGGCGCGCCGAATAACATCCCAACACTCCAGAAGGGCGAGATCAAATTCAACACATACCTTGGATCTGGCTCATCTGACACAGACGAAAACCCAATTTGTACGCTCATGGGCGCTGTCATTGGGGATACTGAAAGCCCAACAACAAACAAAACCGTCGATCTTGATTCCAGTGGGGTGCACACAGCAACGCGGCTATACTCAAGTGGCGTTGAAGCATACTGCGAGCCGGGAATGGCCGTGCTTGTTGGCGTTCGCGGTGACGGCAGAGGCGATGGCCGGGTTGGCGTCATTGAAGATACAGGATCTGATTACATTGATCTCAAGTTTGGCCTGCCTGGCGCGCCATCAGACGGCGACGCCATTGTCATCAGTCACACAGCATACCTCACAGATCAGTCAACACAAAAATTCTTGGACTTTGCGGCCATTGGTTACAATGAGGCATCAGATCAGCTGAATGTAATTGGCTGCCAGGGAACATTTACACTTTCGGGCCTGGCGCCAGGCGAGTTACCACAATGCGAATGGATTTTTATGGCCAGAGATTACCGCGAAGAATCCAGCCAGGGAAGTGTTGATCAACTAGAGCCAACAAGCGCAGCGCTCGGGAACCGCCCGCCCGTCAACAAGGGTGTTGGGTGTTTTCAATTTAATGATGCATCTGGCTCCACAATGAAAACGTTTCACATTTCAGATCTTGGAATTGAGCCAAACGTTACCTATGAGCCGGTTCCAAGCCCATGTGGCGCCAATGGAATTGCAACATGGCAACGCGTTCCAGGAAGGCCAGGCGCGAGCTTTAACGTAACACTCGATGATAGTGACTCCGACGTGATGCCAGGCCTACATGATGACTTTCTAAACGGAACTGCAAAATGGCTTGTTGCCCAGTTTGGACACACCGCAGAGCGATGTTGCGCCATTGAAATGCAGAACTTCTATTTGGATGCAGCGCCAACCCGCGTGGACATTGGCTCATTGGCCGGGATCAATGTGACAGGTCACGCAGACTGGGGCACAAATGACGTGACCACGGAATTGCGCGGTTCCAGCTTCAAGGTTCACTGGTTCTAAACAAAACAAAAAGGAAAAAGGAAAAAGCAAAATGGCACTAAAGCAAAGGCGCACGCCAAAGATCCGTTTCGTTTCTGAAACAGACAGCGCGATAGATCTGGAAAAGTCAGACTGGATCAAATATTTTGAAAACGGCTGTGATATGTCGTTTTTATCATTTGTTGAAAACGAAAAGCCAACCATTTTCGAGCTTGGCCGTCTAAGCTATCGGCAAAGGCAAAACGCCAAGGGCATGGATGATGCTAGCGTGGAAAGGGCTGAATACATTGTACGCTGCAGCCTCAAACACGTTGAAAACATGCCCATCGAAGATGAAAACGATGAAATAGTTGACTGGATAAATGAGGTAGAATTAGAGCGCACACAGGACGGCTTTTTGGTAACAAAAGCATGGTTAAGAAACGCAGACTTTCCCATGGTTCTAATTGACCAGTTGGCATCTGCGGCTTGGATTTTGTCGGAGGGTGGCTTCCCTTTATTCAAAAGATCCGGGGTGCGATCTGGCGCTACCGGATCAAAGTCACAAAGCAAACAAAAAAGCCAAGCAAAATAAACACCATACCATTCCCAAATGAATGTGATGGCTGCCCAGACCATACAAAAAAAATGTTTGGCTGTGGCTATGTTGACGAATATCGCGGCAATGCCACCGTTGGATACACAGACGGAAACCCGCTAATAGAAACAAAAACATGCCCACAGTGGCTATACAAAGAAGATGAGTTTGTGCAGTGGATTCTTTTTAATATAGAAGAATATGCGCGCGGAAACCTGGGCCAGCTGTGGGACATGGACGCAGACCTTGTTGACTACTTTCAAGCCGCAGAAAACGAAACAAACCGCTGGAATGCGGCAATGCAGGAGCAAATAAGTAGTGGCGACTAAGAGAAAAGGCGTTATTGAGATCAACACTGTCATAAAAGGCAGGGAGTCAATAGACAAAGCCAACAAGTCTATGACCAAAATGAAGTCCAGTGTCACTGGTCTTGGATCGGCTATGGCCAAAAGCATTGTTACATCTGGCCTTTTCCTTGGTGCGGTAAACAAGATAGTTGGCGGGATGAAGGATGCCATCAGAGTTGGGCGCGACTGGCAAGACTGGATGGGCAGCAACGCCAGCGCAATAGATGGGGCCAGGCGCGCAGTAAACGGAATTATCTCACCACTTGAATTGATGAAGGCCAGAACCCAGCTGGTCAACAACGAATTCAACGTTTCAGAAAAGCAATTCCAGGCTTTATCAAAAGCCGCAATTATCTATTCCAGGATCAACAAAACAGAGGTTTCTGACAGTCTGCAAAAACTTGTCCGTGGCGCCAGATCTGCATCTGACAGGGCACTTCGGGAGCTCGGCATTAATGTTGAGTTAGTTGGTACCAAGTCAGAAAAAACGGCCCACTTTGTCAGGCTGCTAGAAGAGCGTTTCGGTAGTGCCAAAATTGAAGTGGAAAACTTCAATGAAGAAATGAGCAAGATGGACGCCAGCATGGAAAGCGCAATGGGCCGGCTTGGCGCGGCAATTCTTGACTCTGATGCATTCAAGGATGCAACCAAGGCTGTTACATCGCGAGTCAATGAGCTGGCCAGTGCCATTGAATTTCTTGACGGTGAAAGAAAAAGAGAAAAGGAAACCATAGACGAGGTTGCAGAGTCAATTAAGGCCCAGATCGAAGGGCTAGAGCGGCAAAAAAATGCAGTGTTTAACGCTGGTACGGCAATGGGAAACTATTCCGTTGGTATGGCCCTTGCGTCAAGAAACAGCGGCAAGCTAAACGAAAGAATTAAGGAGCTGAACGCCCAGCTTGATGCGCACAACAAGAAGATGGCGCAGCAAAGAAAGGCAGAGCAAGAAGGGCTAGCCTTTCTTGGTGGTCGCATGGGACCAGGAAAAACAGGCGGTGGAAAGCCCTTCAAAAAGAAAGAAACCGGGCGCCTTGGCGGCAAGAAAAAGGGCGCCAAAAAAGAAAGCGTGCCAGATCTTGAGGACATTATAAAAGACAGCAGCAGACTGTTAGATGAGTCAGCCCTAGAATACAAAGAATTCCAGCGTGAAATGTGGCTTGAGGGCATGGAAAACCTTCAGCTGGAATTGCAAAGAAACGCAACGCGCGAACGCGCCCTTGAATTGATGGCTGCAGAACAGGACGCATGGCAGGATAAAATTCAGGCCATGAAAGATGCGACCAAGCAAGAACGTGTGGCGCAGTCTGTTTCTGGCCAATTTTTAAATGCAATAAAAGCCCAAGACATGGGAATGCAAAACGCAGCCAACACTGTCATGGATATGGGTGTTGGCGCCATGGATATGTTTGCGCAGGGCATGTGGGGCGCCATTGAAGCCGCAGTAGAGGGTGAAATGAGCATTGGCCAGGCAATGGCCAAGCTGACGGCATCTGTGCTTAAGTCAATAGCCCAACAGGCCCTTGTTAGAGCCATTTTTGAGCTGGCAGCCGGTTTTGCTATGTTGTTTACCAACCCAGGCGAGGCGGGAAGCCACTTCATTGCAGCGGGCCTGTTTGCTGCAGCCGGCGCTGTTGCCGGCGCCGCAGGTATGGCCCTTGGCAAGGCTGGCGGTGCAAAAAAGGGCGGAGGTACGGCCAGGACAAGTGCGGCCAGGCCACAAGAAGAAAAAAAGCCAGACTTTGGCACAAAAAAGAAAAAGGATGAAAAGCCCATTGTAATAAAGGTATTCCTTGGAAACCAAACAGATCCGAGCGCGGTCCTTCACGCACAAAAACAAATTCAAGCCCAGCTGGCTAGCTAATGACAACATATCAACAATACCTTGGTCGTTTCTACATAGCAGAACAGCAAATATATGTTGAAAACAATGTGCCAAACACAGCTACCATTACCATTCCAGCCGGCTATTACTACATCACGGGCTATACCTCAGAGTCAACAGAGCAACTCTGCGAAAAAATAACATCATTGCTGCAGGCTGAAACTGGTTTTACGTCAGCAACATGCACGTTTGACGCATCCACCGGAAAGGTTGTTATCAATAACCCCACAGTGCAAATATCTTTGACATGGATCAACACCGAGATAAGGGACATTCTTGGCTTTTCTGGAAACAGATCTCTTTCTGCCACCCAAACCGCAAATTATGGCGCCAGATATACCTGGCAGCCAACATTGCCGCCAAGTGACTTTCCTGTAGACTTGCAACAATTTTGGGTCACTGGCAGCTCTAGCTACACTGGGCGCAGCAAAGATGGCCAAAGCTGGGCCCTGGCAGGAAACACGTACAGGCAGGCGGAAATTGAATATCAGTTGCTCCCGAAAGAAGATGTGATAAGGGAGTCAAGCGGAGCACCCTATAACGTGCTTGAACATTTCTGGCAAGATGTATGTCACGAAACGCAGCCCATTAGAATTTACCCAGACAAAACACTAAGCGCATCATCTGACATACGGACAGGTATTCTGTATTCAGAGGGTGAAGATCTGGCCACATTTGAGGAATACATAGACAGATCTGTCCGTTTTTACCAGGGCCTCTGGGATGTTGTTTTGCCGTTTGTTGAACACACTCCGGGTGAGGTTGCCGCACTGTCAGAGGACATAGGCCAAAGGATAGTTTGGTGGGAATGGAACGGCGAAGATCTAAGCCAGTTTGGCGATCTTGTTGATGGCAGCAACGTCACATCTAGCAGCGCCCAGGTTGTTACATACGGTGGCATAAAATGGATTGAGTTGGACGTGACAGCCACATCTGGAAACATGACCAGCTCTGGAAGCATTCTACCAATTTTGGCAAACCCGCCATCTGCCAATTATGGCATCATGGCTGACGTGTTAAGCAAGCAAGCCGCAACAAGTGGCAGAATAGGCGCCTGCGTCGCAACCCGCTTTGACGGCGATGAAACATATTATTCCTTTGGTCCAAATTTGCGTGGATCTAGCCTTTTGAAAATAAGGAAAGCGGTTGCCGGACCAACAGCGCCAGTGGTTGGCGTTGAAATGGGCGACCCAGACATCGACGCAAACAACCTGGGCACCCATATAGAGCTGGAAACCATTGGTGAATCTGTTGTAACGGCAATAGCCGGCGAACAACAAATATACTATGATACTAGTTCTCCAATTACCGAGGCTGGCGCGCCTGCCATTCTTACCAGCACAATAGATGTGTCAGGAAACGCCATCAACCTATTTAGAAACATTCGCTGCTTTGTGGTTACATAATGACAGCGTTCACTTCTTTTCAGTATGTAACCCCATTTTGGGAATGGAATGGGGAAAACCTGGACCAGTTTGAAAGCCCGGACATTGGCAGCAGCGTAACATCTAATAGTGAAAGTGTTGTCACCGAGGGTGGCATTTCTTGGATCAAAATGGAAATAACCACCAATGGGACAGGGAATGGTATTCTCAACGGTGTTTATTTGCCTATAGACACAACGCCATCAAATGCAAACTATGGCATTATGGCAGACTGCCTCAACCTAAGCACTGGAAACAGTGACATTGGGATGATAGTTGCTTGCAGGTATTCAAGCAATGCACTCCACTACCTGTTTCGCCTAGAAGATCGCGGTGGCGGTGGTCTGCGATGTCAAAAGGCCACAGCTGGGCCATCTCTTTCAACCCAAGGCGTTACAATGGGCGAGCCATCTCTGGACAATGTTAACCAGGGCGTCCAGCAGCTATCCGTTGAATGCAATGGTCAAACATTCATCAGATGCAAATGCGGCGAAGAACAAATTATTTATGACAGCTCTCCCATTACATCTACTGGCACTGGCGCAATAGGCATCACAACGACTGGCACGGCAACAACCATTGTTAACCTCTATCGAAACATAAAAATGTTTTATGTGAGTTAATGACTACGCGCATCGAAGAACTGCTTTCCCAGGATGCTGGAATACATAGGCGCGTTTATCTCATGATAGATGGCGTTGAACCCATTTTCTGGCAATATTCTGACAAGGCAATTCCAACATATGGTTATGATAGATCTGGAATTGAATGCCTGGACCCGCCAGAAGTAGAATGGAGCAATGGGCTGGCGCTGGATTCAATGACTGTTGATCCAAGTGCCGTTACTGTAAAGTTGAAAAACGTCAAAGACCCGGATGACGAAACGGCCTGGTATTTTTCCAAGCTGTTTGCGCCTGGCAGATGGGCCAGAAGCAATAGCAAATATGCCCTTGTTGCCATAGAAGATCCAGACACTGACTTTGATGATGCCATTTTAGCCAGCGATGCAATTGAAATATTTGTTGATAGAGATCTATCATCTTGGGATGTGAGCGGAATAGCCTATCTTGGATCTGAGGCGTTCAGCTATGGTGGCGTTGCATCTGTTGGCGGAAGTCCCACGGCAAAATACAAATTCACAGGTGTGCAGCGCGGCATATATCCATGCATTGGTGATGGGTTTGCGCAGACTTTCAGGCTTACAAAGTCAGATGAACAACCCGGCGTTGATGGGATAGTGGCGTCCAGCGTTCCCATGTCCATGTTGGGCCGTCGCATGGCGTTATATGTTACAGCATGGGACCCATATCTTGGCAGATATCTTGGCCATGATGACTCATTGTTGATCTGGACGGGTAGAATAAACAATGAAATTTCATTCGCCCCAGCGGAGCAAAATTGGGTTATTTCAGGGGAAAGCTGCCTAAAAGACCTAGAAAAAAAGGTTGTAAAAAACCTTCCAGAGTCAGCATTCGCTGGCGTTAGACAAGAAGGCTTTCAGGTTTTATATGGGTTTATAAACCTGCAAGGCGCCAGAGGTAGAACATTCAGGCTTGAATGTTGGCCAACGTGGGATGTTGATGGCAGTGGGGATCTGTATGACACAGAAATTGCCTATACGTACATCACCGTAGATGAGGGAGAATACACAAATTGCAGCGCACTCGCAGACGAGATCAATAAAAAAATAGCTGACACGTTCAACGTTACACTTGGCGTGACTGAGCTGGATTTTACGTACTGGACGAAGGTTGACTCTTCCGCGCCAACCCCAACGGCCATCAACGGAGTGCCGTGGTTCGGCGGTGGCGGATCTAACAAGTTTGTATTCACTTCTGACTGGACAGATCAGGGCCTTGCCAGCGTTGTAAAAAAGGCTACATGGAAAATTAGGCCATGGGATGGCCAGTTTCCGTGTCATGCGCTTATTGCGCTCGGTTTCAAGCCATGGGAACCGTTTGAGTGCACACTGGACATTGAGTCAGACTCGCCAACGGAAAAAACAGCAGATGACCAGCCAGCCCACGCCTATCACCCGCTTTCACCGGCTTGTAACGGCGGGAAGATGACCCTTTCAAGGGATGCCCTTGAAAATTGGTGGCGAGATCAAGGCGATTCAGATGATGCCACAGATTACAGCTATTTAATGGTTGAAGATGCGATCTTGCAGTCTGGCGGAAGTGAGATCAAGGGAAACTATATTGTTGCATTTGATGACATATCAGAGCATTCAAGATATGAGTGGATGGCAGAGATAGACCTGGCATCAAACAATACCTTTTCATTTGAATATAAATATGGTTTTGACTCATATGTGGTCCACAGGCGAGAAACAGAAGAGGCGCCAAGGGCAAAGTTGATCTATGGAGTAAATACTAGGAGCTCGCAGATCACACTTGAAACAGAGCGTGGCCCATTTGAAATGCTTCTATATCCAATGCTAAGCACTGGAAGCCAAAGTGGCTATAATGATGCAACCTATGACAGGATGCCAGTTGAATTATCTGCAGGAATTGACTCTTCCATTGTTGATGTGGATTCATTTTTACGCGCAGACGCCTATGCGCTAACCATTGCCCCAGATCTGGCAAAACGGGCTTATCCCATTTTTGAAAGCATATCCCTGAAAGACATGCTTTCTAGGGAATGCCAGCTATTTGGCCATTTTTTAGCCTGGGACAGGGGTAAAATTAGGCTAAAGCCGGCGTTTCAACATTCAGATGATAGCGCACTGGACTCCATTGATAATGGCACCAATGCGGAGTTGATAGAATATCCAAATGCAACATTGAGTGCGGGGACAGTTATCAACCACTGGTCCATAATGACATACAACCATGCCAACAAAAAAACGCGCAAGGTTGAAGTGTCAGACATGAATAGCATCTCTGCGCTAGTTGAAACAAAGACCGTTGAAATAGATCACCCAGGGCTAGCTGCCAATAGGCTGAGCGTGGATAACCTCACCCAGATGTTGCGCACATTGCTATTTGAAAAGCGGGAAATGATGCGCTTCCCCTGGTACGTTGTCAGGACAACGCTAAAGCCGTCCATGATCAACAAGGTCCAGATAGGCGACATTGTGCGTTTTCAAAGTGAAACATTTCCAGATCCATATGGGTTTGGTGGCTTTGATGTGGATGCAAAAGGCATTGTGTTGGACAGAACACAGTCTCTTTCAGACTACACTGGGACGGCAATGGTCCTTCTGTATAGCATTTACGAGGCATCGCTGAAACACGCCATTGGTGCCGCTGCAGCCATTGATCACAGTGCGGCAAATGGTGGCTGGGACAATGTTAACAAAAGGCTAACTCTTGTTTCCAAGGAATTTGACGGCGACTATGCATCTGATGAGCCAGACGATGGTGCCAGGTTCTATGCCCTGGATAAGATAAACATCATTGAACGCGCGCCATCAGACCCAACAAGTCCAACAACATGGACCAATGTAACAGTGCTGTCAGACTATGAAACAGACGGCGCTGAACTCCTGACACTGGCGCCTGGCACCACGCTAACTGCATTCGACACAACAGGAAACACAAAATACATTATTGTTGCGGCTGACGTTGATAATGTTCCGGCAGCACAGGCCCAGAGAAACACATTCTTGGCTGAAGATGCCAGCAAGGAACTAGATGGTGAATTTGCAAATAGGTACAGCTAATGCCCTTCGATCTATTTGAAAAACAATATGAGCCAGTATCGACAGCCGAAACAGGGCACAAAAACTGCCTATCATCTAGATACATGGTTGACATGGCACAAAACATTGGCAACGCCAAGATGTGGGTACAGGCGCCAATTTTGATCAATGAGCTGTTTCCGGCCAATGTTTGCACAAGTGTTGACAATGATGCTGATGAGCAAATTATCAGAATGTTTACATTCAGGTATATTCCTCCTGAGTATAGATATGCATATGTTGAATATGGGGGGGCACACAACACAGGAACAGGATCTACCCTTTGGCGCCTATACGTGACAGATATTGCATACAGTGGGCCCAGGACAATAGACCAGGATGCAAGGGACTCAATGGGACCCAAGATGACTTACTTTTCCCTTGGGTCACTGAGCAGCAACTCACATTCACAAATTGGCGCGCCATTGCTTCCGATGCTCACAAGTGATGTGACGCGCGCCATGTTTATTTTGACAGCAGAAAACAACACTGCAGCTGTGAATAATTATTCATATTTGAGCAATTTCACACTGTCCATGTTCGGGTTTGCAACATAATGGGGAATGAAACCGTAAAACCGCCAAATGTTTTCAAGCCTGTTGTCATTGAAAACATTGCCAGTAGCCACAAGTTGGAGTCTGATGGTACGTACACGCCAACACCCTGCAAGTCATCTGTAATGGCTGCGTTGGCCAATGGCGCAAACCACATGGCATCGAACACTTGTCGCGTTATCTTCAGCCAAAGCCAGGACCCATGGGACCTGGACCAGGTTGGCGCAGATCCATTGTACCGGTGGCGATATGATGACGGGATAACCAACGCAAGGGCCTATCGCGCTGGCATTCTAACAGGACAGGGCACAACGTCTGGCGGGCTTAGATATGCTGCAAGGTATGGTGGGGGCGCCACAGAGCAAACCGGAAAGAGCTGGTCACTGAGTAGCACAACGCTAGGTCAATTTTTCCCACAAAAGGCATGGCACTATGACTATCTACATACGAGAACAGGCGCAGCGCCAGGGGAACAGGAAGAAGGGCTGAGCACATTCAATGGCTTTCTTGCATGTGACGTTTGTATTCAAGACGTTCCAAGAAATATGCTTATCCCTGGCCTGGATGACTATGTGCCTGTCCCTGGGCCATCCATTGGCGCCGAAGTGATAGAAGCGTATCCTGAAACCATCCGTGATGTTGTCCATGAGTCAAGGACAACAAACCTGCCCATCATTATGTCTTGGGGGGCCCAGCTAACCGGCACAGGTGGATATGCTTACCCTTCATCGCAAAGCACAAGGCAGGGTTTCAGAATTATTGGCGCGTCATATACGTCAATGGCCAACATTCTAGATCCAAGTTTTTCAAGCAATACGTCAAACAGCCCTGGCACATCAATAGTCACACACAAAAAGGGCAGGGCTAACGTTACAAGCAACGACCACAGGCTAAAAGTGCAGTGTCGCGTGCTGGCTGAATGTGTTGGCGCTGCAAGTGGAACCATACGGTTTGAGGGCCAAACAACAACAGACCTCACGATACCGGTAACAGGATCTCCTGCATGGTACGGTACGGGTGGAAGCAACTACGTATATCTGCAAACCAACACGGGCAGTTTTATCTCTGGAACGCCAACAGACAAATTGGATGTGTTGGCTCAAATAGCAAACCCAACAGATATCATTTACATCTGGGGCATTATGGCCTGGGCTGAGTATTCATAAGGAAAAAAAAATGCCAGGATATTTGACAAACTACTCCGGCGGTGGCGGCATCTCCCTGTCCGATGTTACCTACCAAAATGCCTACAATGGCGGCAGACAGGTATACCAGGAAGAAGATGGCCACGTTGTCTATATAAATAACTACACAAACCCATCAAAGCAGCAAGCCGGCATCATTTTAAAAACAGAAACAGAGTCGTCGAGCGGAAATACCCCACATTACTGGCCCTATATTCAATTCTCTGGCACTGAATACTATGGCGGTGCAAATGAGGAAATTTCTTACAGGATGACCCTTGCAGGCATCTTCGGCGAATGGGCCCTTGCATTTGGATGCAAGTCCCAGGGCGCGTCTGACTTTGCCAACCTGTGGGGCATCACACAAACCGGAAAGCTGGCATCAATTAACGACTGGCAATATGGCGCGGAGCCACAAGTTGGGTTTGTACAGTCAACAACAACGGCAGCAACAGCCCTGGCGCCAGTGCAAGTGCCACCGCTTTCAGCGTTTTTCGGGAATGCATGGGACGGCTCACAGTCTATTGGTGGCTTTTTCGGGCAGGTAATGTTTCCCATCGAGGGAACAGGGTCAATAAATACATCAATGATATTTATTGGGGTGCCAGATGCAGAAACCCCTATCTTTCTTGTCACAATGTCAGACACAGACGATCCAACGCTGGAAATTGCCGGCAATGTTGGAATAGCATCAGACGCATTGCCATCCAGCTACGCAGCCAACGGAGCATGGGCCCTTGGCGCCACAACAGACACAGCTTTTGAATGCATCAACACAACAGAGGCGGAGTCTGGCGCACAACAATGGAGCCCGGCGCGTGTTCTTGGTGGGCAAGGCTGGAAGACCAACGCCACGGCAGAGTCACAAGAAGTATTGTTTCAGGACTACTTGGTTCCAGTTGAAGGCGCAGCAAACCCAACAGGCAAATGGGTTGCGGCTTTCAACATAAACGGCGCCGGATATTCAACCGCTGCAGAGCTGTATTCAAGCGGGCTGTTTCGCGCTTCTGGTAGTTTGCGAGCAGCCGGCGACAGTGGCGGAGAGGCCTCGACTGTAACGCTCACGAATGCTACGGCTGCAGCTGACTCTAATTCTGTTTCACATATTGCTACTCCAACGGGTGTCAGCGGCACGCAGGCTGGATGGCTGAAGATCTATGTGGCTGGCACTGCCAGCTATGTTCCATTTTTCCAATAAAAGGATCACAACATGCCTTTGAAATTCAACAATGATGGCACAGTAGCCCAAAACCCAACAGCTGAAGATATCAAATATTGGAAGATAGTCACATCCAGGGGCCTGGGGTTTGGAGATAACCCGCCAGCAAAGGGCGATATTGTCTACATGGTTTGTGGTATTGAGGCCATCAATTATCGCGGTGGCAAAATATTTGAATTGAAAATTCCTCTCACAGAACAGGAAAAAACAACATTCCAAAATGTGTTGAGGACCAAAACGGTCAATGCAGCAAAGGCCAAGCTGGGCATAGAATAGTAAACCTTTTTGCATTACTATGCATTGAGTGGTTTACAAAAAAAGGAAAAGCAAATGAGAAACCCAGACAAAAGTGAAATTGAAACAGTCAACAAGCTGGAATTTGCCAAGGAAAGGGCGCGGCTTGAATTGAAACAAAAGGGCATTGAAATTGCCAGATCACACGGAAAAATTCCAGAAGAGATGACCGTTTCGGACATGGATGAAACGCAACGGCTAGACATGCTTGCATGTCGGGCCCAGGCGGATGACTCCCTGTCCGCATTTGAAACATACCTTCTGGACCTGAAAGAAGCGTGTGAGGTGCCTATTAGGGCCAGGCTGGATGATAGCAACCATTGGGTGATGCCTGGCGGACAACCATGCCAGACAAAAAAATAGAAGGGTAACAACATGCCAGGATATCTATCAAGCTATTTGGGTGGAAGTGGTAGCGGTGGTGGCGGAATAGCTGCATCAAATGAGGTTACGCGGACACTGCGATGTGATCCAAACTACGCCGGCGGTGACTCTGACGGAAGCCTGGCTAAGCCATTTACAACCATTGCGGCAGCCATAGCTGAAACAGATGGATCAAATATATATGAAATTCATTTGGCAGCCGGGAACTATGTTGAAGAAAACTTAACCCCCAAAAAATTCTGTCACATCATTGGCGACAGCAAAGCAGTGGTATTAATTAGCCACCTAACCGGCGACATATTTACGCCAGCATCAAATACAACCTTTACGCTTCAGAACATAGCCTGCGATGCCTCTGGCTCTGGAAAGTCCTGCATTGTCGCAGACACAAAAACCAATTTGAATATATCTGCAATTGACTGCTCATTTACAGAACAACCATCAGATGGCTATTGCCTTTACATAAAAGACTGTTCGTCTGGCTGTTCATTTACGTTTGACAGATGCAAATGCAATGGAGCCACATATATTGACAATGTGGCTGACGTGCAATTCACCAATGACACAGAATTCAACACGAATGCCAATTCTCCGACCCAGGGGTGTTTGCTTTATATCAAAAACCAAGGTGCAGCGCAGCCCGTAACCGTTGTCAATGCGCGCTGGCTTGCGCTCGACGGAACCACATCGGCGGCAATATTTGAAAACTCGACGGTTCAGGCGGATGGCATTATCTGTGGCGCCTATGCTGCAAATGCAATGGAGATCAAGGACGGCGCTGGCGCATCAAACGTGACCTTGTTTACGGGCCTGGTACAAAGTATTGCCAGCGGAACGTCATTGACTGTTGAGGCAGGATCAACGCTGAACGTACAAGAAGCCTACTTCCCAGATAGCAGTATTTCTGGCACGGTAAACTACCTGGCCGCGTCTGGCGTTTCTGGCACACTTGTTTTGGATGATGGCAGCACAGAGCGCGTCACCCTTGTTTTTTCTGGCGGCAAACTTATTAGCAGAACAGTTGCTGCATCTTCTGGCTCACTAATAGACTGGACGGATTAATGTCAGTTGAAACAGCAGGCATAACAGCTGGGTTGGTTGGCGTTTTGTTTGTTTTGGTAAGGGTTGTCGAAAGCCTGATATCAAAGAAAAAGCCAACAGGCTGCAATGTTGCCAAAGATGAGATCACAACGTTGGTCTATTCACAGCAACGTGTCATGGATCGCATTGAGTTGCTATTAGACTCAACCAATAAGCTGATAGATCGCTTTGATAGGTTTCGGAATGGAAACTGAAATTATCTTTGAATGCATCATATTTGGTTTGTGGCTAGCTGCAAACATTGTCAACATGGCCACAGATCATTATTCAACCCATCTTGGCTGGAAAAGGGCCTTGTTGTTTGCAACGGAAGTCCTATCTATCATGGCGTCCAAGAATGTCTTTGGCCGTTTCAAATTGCCTATCATGCCTGGCCCAAAGCCAGACAGGATAGAGCAAATAAGGAAACTTGAACAGCGTTACAGAAAAAGAAAACAGGAGTGGTGGAAGTGAAAAAACTATGCATTTTGGTTGTTTTTATGTGCTTGCCAGGCTGTGTGCATTTTGGCTGGCAAGATAACACAAGGAATGCACTAGAAGCCGTCCACAAAACGGCCAAGCGGGCCATGAATGTTACGGAACGGCTGTGTGAGCCAACGCTGCAACGCTGCATTGACAACAAACAGAACCCTTGCATAGATCTGATGATATGTCAACAGCGCAGAGACCCTGTTTTCCGCGTCATTGAGTCATTGCAACATGCTGTGAAAATGGGACTTTCGGCGGTAGAGATACAAGAGCAAGACCACGCAAACCAGAAGCTGTTGAAGGCCTTTGAAATATTAGCTGAGCTGCGCGTCATTCTTCATATGTGGGGGGTCCAATTATGAACCATGAAACGCTAGATAAAATTGCATTGATCTCTGCTGCTGTGGGTGAGGGGATATCCCTGGTTTCTGAATTGGTTGGTTTGTTTAAAAAGGCGTCAACTCTTTCCATTGGAGAAGTAGAAATTGAAATTCAACGGATCCAAAAAATTAGAACAACAATCTCCGACGCAGAACAGGCCAGACTTGATCAAGCCGTGCCAAGAGCGGATAACGGACCTAAACTATAAGTTGATATCCGCGCAGGAAGACACAGACAAAGCCAAGGACTTGATACTGAGGGCCACATTTAACCTGGATGCCGCCATCAAAAAAATAAGACACATCGAGTCTGAAATTGAGAATTTAAATGCCAATTCTGGAACATAGCCAAGAGCCGTCAATGTGTGCCATTGTGCGGTTTGGCGGAAGGGACATTGATCCCTATTCCTTTCACCCAGAAGACTTTCAGAGATATCTTGACAGGGTTGGCGTGCGGTTTTTCACTGCAAGGGAATTAGTTGCGCCACATAACCAAAAGGTGGCTGCAGATATGGGGTTAACTTATCTCATGCCACCTCAAAAATGGTGGCCTAGAGGGGCTGCCATTTGTCTCATTGGCGACATTTTCAGAAAGAAAATAGACTATCCAGTCTATCTGAGAAATTGGTATAGACCTACCTGTCCAAATTACAATGCTGCCGTGGGTGGCGTTGAAAATTCAGCCCATATTACCGCCAGCGCGATAGACTTTGACTTCAGGACCAAGAACCACAGACGCATCGCCGAAACAGTGGTTAGGCGGCTGTGGACTTCAGATCCATGGCTAAAAATTGGGCTTGGCCTTGGTGCCAAGACAATTCATTTAGACATACTGCAACGCAGAAGGATCTGGGAATATCCCAGTTATAGCAAATGAGAGACTGGCTCTGGACCCTATTCATTGTGCTGCTTGTCTATTTTTATGCAGTGCTAGCAGCATCATGCTCGGGTGAAATTTCATACACTACAAAACACGGAATAGCCGTCGTTGAATGTAACAAAAACCAGCCGACACAGGATGAAATAGAGCAAACAACAGAGAACGTGGTAGCCTGGTTTTTGCCCTATTTCAAAGAAGATAGACTGAAAGATGCAGTGTGGGGCACTGTTGTTGAATTCTATTCTGTTGAACAAATAGATGGCGGTGTGTCTTGGGCCTATCCGAATAAAACAATAAAAATTTCCACAATGGCAGATGTGCCGCCTGTTGCTTTGTTGTGGCATGAGCTGGGCCACATTGTCTTGTGGCACGCACCGCAAGAGCCACTTGCCAACAAAGATCATCACCCCTGGATGTGTGCGACCGGTTTTGAACCAGCGGCTTGTGACTGGCCTGAGTAGATGTAGCCATTGGCTGGTTTCATTGTACAGTGAAACAGGCCAACCGAGTAAAAGCCACCGCCCTTTCTTGCATCCCCGTCCCAGGTTAACATTGCGGGCGGTGGCCGGCTAACAACCAACACAAAATGCCCCCTCTGTGAGCCAGCGTGGTTGTTTGCGTGTGGGTATCACGCGCAAAGATCTGCGTCAAGCCTTTTTGAGCTGGTCCCATGATGGGCCAATTTGGCCTGCGTCTGGTACTTGTTGCCCTATCAGCCATCGGCGCACTATGTAGCCGACAGCTGCATTTTTTGAAAACGCCAGCCCGGTCTCGTTTTCGGCTTGACGGATCCATTCTTCCAGCAATGCCAAAGTTGAATTTGGCAGATCAATACTAAAACGCTTTTTCATTTTAACCCCTTTTTCTCTCCAACAAATTCAAACCAGGCCATTTCCATTGCGAATTTCTTGGCACTGTCAAGTCTGCGCAATGGCCCTCCTGCCAAACATCTTGTGATAAAATTGGGATCTTTCTTGTGACGAATGCAAAACCGTACAAATTTTCGGTTTAACTGGCTAATTTCCTGCTGAGAAAACCCACTTGTGTTTTCTTTTGTGAATGGTCCCATTATTGCCAACACCCCCTACCTCAATTGTAACCGAATTGGTTACATCAACAACCCCCAAACCACAATTAGGGGGAATTTTTTCTAGTATTTTTTTCATGTCTGTGAGATATGGGTTTTGCCGGTAGGCAATGCCTAAAGCCCAACATGCTGAGATTTTGGTCCCCATGCCAAAAAGTCCTCCGATTTCAGTGTGTTGGGCTGGCCGGCCCAACGGAGGTAATTTGGAGGACATATGCTGTCAACATCTGACAGTATTCGGAGGAAAACATGGCGAGAATTTCAGAGCTGGCGCGTGCTCCGCAGTGGCTATTGAATGCCACGGTGAAAAATGAAAATGTTGAAATGGATGGTAGCTGCGTTATTTGGCATGATGGCGTTTGGCGTGATGGCGTTTGGCGTGGTGGCATTTGGCATGGTGGCGATTGGCGTGGTGGCGATTGGCATAGTGGCGTTTGGCGTGGTGGCATTTGGCGTGGTGGCGTTTGGTGTGGTGGCGATTGGCATAGTGGCGTTTGGCGTGATGGCATTTGGCATGATGGCGTTTGGCGTGGTGGCGATTGGCGTGGTGGCGTTTGGCATGATGGCGTTTGGCGTGATGGCGTTTGGCGTGATGGCGTTTGGCGTGGTGGCGATTGGTGTGGTGGCGATTGGCATAGTGGCGTTTGGCGTGGTGGCGATTGGTGTGGTGGCGATTGGCATAGTGGCGTTTGGCGTGGTGGCATTTGGCATGGTGGCGATTGGTGTGACAAAAACATCAGAGATCGCGTTTTGTTTCATGCAAGTTTTATTGGGATATTCTTTGATGCGGATGGCGAAGCAAAAGCATATCGGGCCGTCCGGGACAATTTAACAGGAAAATGGAATAGCCGGTTTGAACAGCCCATTGGTGAATGGTACGATCCGGATGCGTGTCCAGCCGGCTGTGGAACGTGCTGTCCGGGAATTCACGTTACATCTGCCGCCAACGCGTTCACATATTTTAAACATCACCCAACAGACGTGCTGATAGAAGCAAGGTTTAAAAGGGAAGACCTGCTTGACTGTGATGGGGAAAAAGCAAGGATCAGAGGTGGTTTTTTTAGAAAGGTGGATTGGCCATGGAAATAAAACCATTCCCCTGGGACATTGATCCCAATTACAAACCCACAATTAGGGCCAGCAGTATCAACAATGGTACTATATGCCCTGGGCGCGTTTTCTTGCAAGACGCGCTAAACATGCAAAATGTAGATCTGGGCACGTCAGCAACAAACCTGGGCACACTTGGCCATGAATATCTTGAAATAATGATGATGGGTGGCGATGGCGATGTGTTTTTATCTGAAAGCGACGCAACAGAAGACTTTGCGCTGACACTGCGCGAGGCATGGGCCTGGTTTGAAAAAACAGATGTGGCGCCACTGCCTGGCGATCATTTTGGCGTTGAAGTGCCAGTAGAATGCAGCGTTGCAGATATTTTATTAACAGGCCACATAGATCTTTATTGGTATGGCCACGAAAACCCAGGGCATATCAATGTTATTGATTACAAATTTTACACAGATCCAAGCCAATGGGAAAAAACAGCAAATGACCTGCAAATGATAGCCTATGCTGTAACTATCACAAAACAGCTGAAACATTTTGATGCTGTCACAGTGGCCAAAGTCTATCCGGCAAAAATGGATATGGATGCTGTTGTTGTTGATGCAAAACAGCTGGCAAAAATGGCTGACATGCTGGCTGAAAAATTGCTTTTCATCTGGGACAATAGAGAAAAATTCAATGTTGGCGCACATTGTTCAATGTGCTTAGCAAGATCTCACTGCAATGACTTCAAACAAAAATACAAGGACATTGAAGTCCATGTTATGGCGCCATATGTGGGTGGAGAATTTCTTGCCCAAAAAGATGTATTCAAATTCCTTGTGGCACTACCAGCACTCGAACAACGTCTCAATGAAGCCAAGGATGCTGCAAAGAGATGGGTGTTAGAAAATGGCCCCATTGTTGATGTGAAAGCAGGCCTCGAATGGAAGGGCAGACCATCTTCAAGGGATGAAATACGAGATCACACAGCAGTGCTAAACAGCCTGGCTTTTGAAACAGATGTTGAAACTGCAATGAATGCAGCCAAAACAACAAAAGGCGCCATAGAAACAGCATTAAAAAAGCACAAGAAAAAGCCGGCTGACAGAAGGGCCTTTTTTGATGGCATCAGAGAGATGGGCTTGCTTGAAAAAAAGCAAATGGCTGCACGATGGGGATGGAGGAAATTGAAATGAAAGCATGGCATTTTTTGAGAAAAGATCGTTGTCTTGGCTACGGCGATAACCGCGAAGTTATCGCTGGCGAAACATACACGGTCGATGGGCCTTCTGAGCTGTGTGTGCGTGGCTTACATGGAAGCAAGCGCCCGCTGGATGCGTTGAAATATGCCCCCGGGCCCGTTGTGTGTCGCGTTGAAATAGGCGGTGATGTTGTTGAGGGGGACGATAAGATGGCCGGCACAACGCGCGAGGTGTTGTGGATGTACGACGCAACGGAGGTGCTGCGCGAATTTGTACGGTTTTGCGCATTAGATGTTGTGCCGTACTGGGACCCCCCAGACGTTGTTTTAGCGTGGCTACAAACTGGCGATGAGTCATTGTGCAATGATGCGTATAGTGCGGCGTATGCTGCGGCGGATGCGGCGTATTATGCGGCGCGTGCGGCGTATGCTGCGGCGGATGCGGCGTATGCTGCGGCGGATGCGGCGTATTATGCGGCGCGTGCGGCGTATTATGCGGCGCGTGCGGCGTATCGTGGGGCGGATGCGGCGCGTGCGGCGTATCGTGCGGCGCGTGCTGCGTATGCTGCGGCGCGTGCTGCGTATTGTACGGCGCACGCGGCGTATTATACGCCGCGTGCGGCAGATATGGCGTATTGTGCGACGGATGTGGCGCAAAACACGCGGCTGAGCAAGATGTTGATGGAAGGCAGGCCAAAATGAATGACATATACGCTGAACGAGCTATGCAAAATGGCATTGATGCAATATCGCAAGCCTGCAAGGGTCAGCGCAGTGACACAATAAACAAAATAGCCTATGGCCTTGGGCGTCTTATTGGCGCCAGCAGACTATCAGAAAAAAAAACAGCTGATGAAATTTGTGCAGCTGCAGCCCATCTCATAGATAAAACATTTTCAGAAAGGGAATTGAATTACATTGTTTCTAGATCTCTGGGACAAGGTAAGTCAAACCCCAATTATGACGGCCAGCCATCTGTGGATCCACAGTGCCATTTTCCGCCAGCTGATGAAATAGCCACATTTTGGGACAGTTGCAGGCCACTTAATGAAAAACACAGTGATAAGATATATTTAGACACTATCAAATATCTGAGATCTCGAAAATTTGACGTGTCGCGGATATCTCCGGACATTGCTCGCGCATTGCCCAGCGGCAACAATATCATGACCGGCGGTAACAATATTGTGCCCAACAATACCCAAATTGGGACAAAAACCCCATCAGATAGTCACAAATATCGACATTTTGTTGCACCTAGCTGGTTTCCGGCGCCGTGGCTGAAGGCCTATGGCCTTGTGGCGCCAGCATATGACGCAACGGGCAAACTAGTGACATTGCAAGCTAGGGCTATTTACTCAGATAAAAAACCTAAAACAGTCTGGCCCAAGGGATATGGCTGTAAAAACAGCATGTTTGCCAATGATCGCGGCAGGGCTTTATTGCGGGGCAAATGGCAGGCCAATTTGGCCGGCGTTGTTATTGTTGAGGGACTCACAGACTACATATCTGCAAGTGTGTGGGCATGTAGGAAAGAGTCAGATCGCAGGAGCGCCGGAACGGGCCTGTGCGAGGCTTTTGGGGTGTTGGGTATATACCAGGGTGGCATAAACGCTCTTAGGGGCATACAGTGGCCTGCAGGAACAAATGTAATAATATCAACAGACAACGACGCGCAGGGGGATAAATATGCCGGGGAAATAAGAAAATGTTTGCCGGCCACTGTCTGTGTCAAGATGAGGAGGTCCCAGTGAAAGCATGGCATTTTTTGAGAGAAGATCGTTGTCTTGGCTACGGTGATAACCGCGAAGTTATCGCTGGCGAAACATACACGGTCGATGGGCCTTCTGAGCTGTGTGTGCGTGGCTTACATGGAAGCAAGCGCCCGCTGGATGCGTTGAGATACGCTCCTGGGCCCGTTGTGTGTCGCGTTGAAATAGGCGGTGATGTTGTTGAGGGGGACGATAAGATAGTCGGCACAACGCGCGAGGTGTTGTGGATGTACGACGCAACGGAGGTGCTGCGCGAATTTGCACGGTTTTGCGCATTGGATGTTGTGCCGTACTGGGACCCCCCAGACGTTGTTTTAGCGTGGCTACAAACTGGCGATGAGTCATTGTGCAATGATGCGCATCATGCGGCGCATGCTGCGGCGCGTGCGGCGGATGCTGCGGCGGATGTGGCGTATTATGCGGCGGATGCGGCGTATTATGCGGCGCATGCTGTGGCGCATGCTGCGGCGGATGCTGCGGCGGATGCTGCGGCGGATGCTGCGGCGGATGCGGCGGATGCTGCGGCGCGTGCGGCGTATCGTGCGGCGGATGCGGCGTATTATGCGGCGTGTCATGCGGCGCGTG